CGTTTCAATGTCGTCAATCGGATTAGCTGTACCTCCCCAGCCTGCGCCAGCAAGATATGTAGTAACGTTACTCGCACTGTAATTTGTCGCTGTTGTCGCTAAATCAGCTGCAAGCTTTTCTTTCTCAACCTCAATTCTACTTTTTACGCTTGCGATTGATTGACTAACAAGGTTGACGCCTGCTCCTTTGCTAGCGTCTTTCATGGTTTCCCACGGCGTTTTAGCCGCTTCTAATTTATCAACCAGTGAGAAAGTTTGGCTTGAGTAGTCAAATTCAACTCGCAGAACCTGATTTCCTGGAACGTATGTGTGGTCAACAAGGCGCAAATTCTCTTTGCTCCATGAGATAACATTACCGCCGCGAACGTTAACAGGAACATGTGGGAAAATTGCATCATAAACAGTATTTTTCGCCCTGTAACCGAGCATAACTTTTGTCAACACAGGGTCAACAACTCGCGCTTGTGCTGGTGTCATTGTAGCCATTAGTTTTTACCTCTTTTTATACGCGAAGCAGTGCTTCTTCAAGTTTGATATTCTGCTCTTTTGCCAGCTTCTCGGCTTTCTGCAAAAGCTCTAACCCATCTTTGTCAACGCCAACGCCTTTTGGTGCTGTAAAATCAACATTTACATCGTCATCATCAACTTTTGATTTTTCAGAGAAATCAAAAGCCTTGACTGACTTGAAATAACCCTTTACAAGGCTTTCAATCGTTTCACCTTCGGCAAAATCAATCGTTTCAATCCCAGTACAGAAAGACAAAATCTTTTCCACGCTTTCCTTGTGCGCTGGCAGGATATTCCCGTCTTTTACAAGCTCTGCTGTAAAATTTGCAATTTCATCCTTCTTTGCTTTTGTCTCAATAGCTCGCTTTTCAGCTTCAACTGCTTCAAGTTTTTCTTTCAGTGCATTAAATTCAGCAAAATCAATTGTATCTTTTACAGTGTTTTTTTCGCTCTCTTTGTCTTTAAGATTCACTTCTAAATCCTCATCATTACTAATAGAAAATTCTGCGAACACATACTCATTATCCGCTGATAAATCCTCTGCCTTTACTGTTCCCATTGGTATTGCAGGTGCCGACGCTCCCAAAAAACCAACGTGGCGTAAATAATAGCTTCCTTTTTTTGGATTGGCCGGATGCTCAGGTGGGAATAATGAAGGTGATATTTTCTTAAACGCCCCATTTTTCACGCCATCACGCAAATCGCCGGAAACATCACGCAATTTTGCGTAAATGTCATTCCCGATGCGCTTTAATTCACTAACCCAGCCTTTTGCCGGTTCGTTGTCTTTTGGATGCCCAAACACAACCGGCGCAGGATTTTCAAAGGCATCGTAGTTCTGAACAATATCGTCCAGAATCTTGTCATCAAACTCAATTTCCTTTCCGCTGTTAGAAACAGCTTTTGTTTTTTTCAAAATCTTAATCATTGATACACCTCAATCGCAAGGTTACACATATAAAGTTATACGTTATTTCGTTTTGAACAAAACAAACCAATTATTTGCACTTTATTTGCCGAAAAACCACTTTTCTCCAATCGACACTATCTCATTACGGTCATCTTCTGATATGCCAATAAAGCGTCGCATTGGTATTTTACCTTTACCAAATTGGTGAACAACTGCATAATCGACACTTGTACCAATGCCAGCCATGCTCTCGTTTGAAAATGGATTTATGCTTCCTGCAAGTATCCCTGTATCTTGCAAAATCGGGTGTGCATTTCCTTTTCGCTCTTTTATTCGTCTCTCAGACAATGGCTTCCATTTCTCATGCGTAACAGGGTCGCTCTCTTTCTCAAATGCTGTTTCGACTGCATCGCTCAGATACCCTGATAACATCAAGTTAAAATCAGAAACATTTTCCAGCTTTGCAATCGCGCCATTTATGTATGACCTAAAATTACTATCATCAAAAATAAATTTAATCATAGTTTTTCAGCCGTAATTATTTCAGTATTTGAAAACTGAATAACATCAACAATTCGTAACACTCCGTTATTGTCTTTCACTTTGACAAGATATTTCTTGAACACGCCAAGTTTTACAGCTATCAAATATCCATCATTGACTTTATAAACATCGTTTGTCTTAAACAGCTTTTCTGGTAAATTAAGTAACTGACGCTCACTTAGCCGCTTCGTCATTCCGCTTGATATTACAACTGTTTTTCTATCAAGTTTTTTTGGCGCATAACCAGCAAACAAAATTGACTCTGACGGATTATTATATTGAGCAATCAGGTATTCAGAAACGGCACTACTAGATACTATTTCACCGACAATACCATCAGCAATTTTTTCAGGTAGCTGCTTTATGCGACTTTCAACGGCTTGCATATTCTTTATGCGAACCTTACCGACATTATAGTCAAATCCATTATCTGGAAAATTGTCTAGTTTGACGTTCTTTGCTATTCCCTTGCGCTCTGCCTGTGCTTTTGTCAATGCACGCATCCTGCATCTGCAATTAAAGCCATTCGGCGGCCATATTTTGTTCAAAATCTTGTCGTCAATGCTGAACACAAGGCCATCCATCGCCATGTGCGTTTTTCTTGTCCGGCTGTCCTTGACGGCAACATATTGAACGTATGGCCTGAATTGCTTTAATTGCTGAAAAGCCTGCCATCTTTGCGCCATGTATGCGGATTGCAAATTAGTCCTTACAATCGTATCAACGCGCCATGGCGAACCAATACTGACAAAACTATACTTGCCTGTTCTCGGATTTTTCTGCCAGACTTTTCCCCACAATCCTGCGTTTTTCAGCCTTTGCGTTATGAATGTCTTTAGCTCATCCATTGTCATAGTGCCAGCGGCATTTTCAGCCAAGGCATCACGGATAACACGCAAAAAATCAGCACGCATAATCTTCGCACTTGTAAAATTATACAAATGCTCCTGTGCGTAAAGGTCGTTCCAGTTCCACGTTGAAACGATACCTTTTTGACTGAAAAATTGCTGTGGACTAATCATTATCGGCCATGCCTATCCCAGCGGCAATCATGCCAGCGTTTTCAATAATATCTGCAATTTCAGTAAAATCCTTGTCTGGTATCGCATCATTCAGTTTTTCTATCGTTTTATCAATTCCATTCTGTTCAATAAATTCAAGCACATTATTGACAACTGCATCCATCGCGCTATCAATTTCATCAACTGCTGCATCAGCAACAGCATCAACTTCTTCCTGATAGTCAATGGTATTCGCTGATAAATCAGTAGTCACATCAGTTTGCGCTCGTTTAACAGGGTTTGAATCCTCTTTCATAATCATTCCTGTTAGCGTGTTCACGCGCCCGTCTTTTTGCTGTTCCTGCTGACTGTAATCAGGTATTACCCAGCCGTGGCCATAGGTGTTGTCAATATAATCCTGTGTCGGTTTCGCACCCATAGAAAAAATGCGAACATCAGCACGTGAGCGGCTTTCAATGTCTTCCTTGATTTCCAAGTCACGCCTGACATGCGGCATTTTCGCTTTTGGGAAGTTTGACTCAACAAGAAACTTAACAATGTGTTTGTTAAAAGGATTTTCGACAATGGCATTGTCTCGCTTGGCGCGTTCCTGTCTGATTTCAAGCAGCGTTTTCCCAAAAGACCTACTGGTTCCGTCTTCAATTGTTAATGACTGTCCAAGGATAATTTTACTTATCGCCTTGTCGCAAAAATCAGTGAAATTATCAAATTCCTTTCCATCGCGCTTTGACTCGATAACGCCAATGTCTTCATCGTTATTCAGTACCGCGCCGCCATATCCATTAATTGACTTTATTACTTCAAGCAATGCTTCTTTTTCATCGTCACTGGCGAAATCAGCAAGTTTTCCAATCATTTTTGGATGCGCCGCACCATCAAGAAAATCAAGCCATGATTGCACGCCAGCGTGTTTGAAAAGCACCGGATAATACAGTGCTGAAACAATGCCGCGTCCGTAGAGCTCATCGCTTGAAGTGCGCCCATAAACTGAATACCAAAAATAAGGCGGCTTTGCTTTTTTTCCTTCAGTAGTTCCATTCAGGCCAATAAAAACTAGGTTTTCATCAGCATCGAAACCAAAATAATCCGGATTTCGCGGCTTTACTTCATCAAGATATATAAACCTGCCATCGCTTGAAAACAGATTTTCTGCTGGCTTAAATCCATAAAAAATTGCCATCATCATAGCAGCGGTTACGCTGTTCCAATCAATATGCTGCAACTGTTCTGCGATAAAATCGGCTGCTTTTAGTGATTCTTTATCTTTAGCGCCAGCAACAACTTTATAATCGTTACCAACAACGCTCGATATGCGCTGCATCATTGCAGCTGCAACTTGGTCATCACGTAAAATCTTGTTGGCTTCCTGCTGGTTTATGCGCTGGCGTACATCAAAATCAACTTCATTTGATACCAGTTCCTCAAAAAACAGGTTGCCAAAAACCTGCTTGATGCCGCTTAGCTCAGCATTAACCCGCTTTTTATCTTTCTTTTCATCAATAGCCATAATTGCTTACCTGTTTTTTCGGCACAATACGCGATTTAACCTCGCGCTGCACATTTGTCGATAGCGTTATTGTACCTAAATAATTCCTGTTTTTTGGTATAGCAGCAAACGCTGTTGATAGCGCATCAACCGTGTCATCGTGCAGCTGTTTGTTTGGGAAAACGCTGATTTCTTCTTCAAACTGCGGTATAAGACCAGGCGCATGATAGACCAATCCCTGTTCATAACGGCCAGCCAATGGCATAAAACGCTGAACCTTGTCGCCAAACTTGTTCGGATTTATCGCTTTTACGTTAAAACTTGTTGTCCTTTGCAATTCTTGAATAACATTCTCTTGCGCTTGGACTTTCTCAACCGCAATCACATTTGGGATAACTTCATTTGCAAATTGCTTAATCCTGTTTTGTGTAGTATAAAAAGACCAGTGACCGCGCCTAACATCAGTTACATATAGCTCGCCGTTTTTCGTCATTTCAAGCAAAACCATTGCGGTATAGTCCGCCCAAGTATTCAAACTTGACGCCAAATCAACCCCAATAACGCGAAAAACAACATCCTGCTTGTTTGGCACGCCGCGTCTGAAATAACGCTTTTTTACCAATGTGCCGCCAGAATCAACAAACTGGCCAAGGTACTCCTGACGCCAAACAATTTCTGGTACGCTTCGCTTGATTTCAGCCAGTTCTTTCTTATTAATATACGGGTTAGCGCTTGTTGGTACTATCCAGCTTTTCCAGTCTGGCCAGTCTTTAGATTGACCACGCTTGTAAAGCTCGTGAAAATACCTGAAGCCCATTGGTGAAGAGAGAAACCATGCGCCGCCCGACAAGTCTGTCAATGTCGGCCTGATTGCATAATTCCAAGAGTACTCAAGGTCACGAACCTTGTCTGCCTCATCAATAATGACGAGTCCGTATTTTCGTGAACGCCCAGCATCAGGGTCATCCAGTGTCCAAAAATCAATCTTTCCGCCGTTGACAAGAATAATCTGATGGTCTCGCTCGCTCATGCGTTCTGCAACATTCTTGAAAACGGCTTTAAATTCGCGCCACGCCTCAATCATGTATTTGTTGTTTGGCGCAAACCAACCGACAGGCTTTTCTTGCAAGGCAACTTGTGACGCTACAATCTGACCAAAGGCCGTTTTGCCAAAACGCCGACCACCTGAGACAACATTAAACCGCTTTTGCTCAGACAATAGCTGTCTTTGCTTTTCGTACGGTTTTAGTAGTTTTATTGTCCTTGCTGCCATTATTTCTTGATTCGCTCTAATGCTTCAAGTGCTGAATTGACAAAATTATGCTCTGTTCGTTCTTCAATAGCTTTAACTTCAGCGTCCTCAATTTCACCGTCAACAATGTTTTTAGGCAGTTCTTCCCACTCAACCTTGATTTTCATTTCCCCGTGGTCAACCTTCACCTCATCTCTGAAGCCTATCCTGTTCTTTGCCAAGAATTTCTGTATGGTCGCGTTATTGTGTTCAATAGCATTGACATGCATAGCTTCTGCAAGTTCTAACGCGCCCCTCATCGGTTCTGACTCGACAAGCTCTTTAACACGCTCATCATGCAAAACGTAATCGTGCATCTGCGTATCTGTAATGCCAATAAGCCGCGCTATCTGTTGCAGGTCAAGCCCAACACGCAAAGCACGCTTCATCTGCATCAGCTTCCCTGCTGTCAATGTCTTACTTTTTTTGGCCATTTATTTTATCTTTTTAATGAAACTAGATTTATATTTATTTTCCTTTGACCTATGAAAATAATCATGTTATTGATTCCTCAAGTAAAACAGATATTGTTTCGCTGTATTCCTTGTAGCTCCCAGAATCAACTTTAACGTCAAACTGAAATTTGTTTACGTTCCACGACACAACATCAGTTCCGCTATATTTGACTTCAAACTTTCCATTTGCTGAATCTGTAATTGTAATCGCCCCAGTTCCAAGCGTATTCATCTTTATGTCTTTTGCTGCTGACGTTATTACATAACCTGTAATATCCATTGGCGAATATGCCTCATCTGTAATGATAAACTCAAACACCAAATCAGCTCCTTTCTTTGCTTTTATACAGCTCATTTTTCTTTACTCAGCTTCTCTATTGCTTCCTTGATTTTCATGGTGTCATACTTGATTGAGTTTACGTTTTCAACCAGTTTTATCACCATAATCCGCATTTGCTCGTTCTTAACTTCCTGTTCTTTCAGCCTGTTTACCTCAACATGCAACTGAACAATATCTGCACGACTTGGCTTTTCTGCAATGCTGTTTTTATTAAGGTCAACATCACTACGCAATGACTGCATAGCCATTGACACTGAAACTATAACAGTCACTATTGCTAGCATAAACTTACCGTCCTTCCACCAGAGGAATTGCTGGTTTTCTACTGTCATTATATAGCCTTCTAATTTCGTTTATTCTAAAATTACACAATTTCAAAGATTGAATGCTGAAAATCAGCGAATCGACAATATCCTTATATTTCATCCCAGCATAAAACACTGGCATTGCGCATGCTTTTGTCAAATCATCAGGTATCGGTATTACAACATTCCTGATTATCTCAGTCCGCTCAGTTCTCACCAATGGCTCTTTTGAGCAACCTGATAGTGTCATCACTAACAGGCATTGAATAACAACTATCAATTTTGTTGTTGTTTTTTTGCAACAAAATGTCTTTCTCATTTTCAATAAACTGTTCATATTTGTGCATCCTTTTCTGTAAACTTTCCTTTACAATTTTTGACTCGCGCCATTTTTTACGGCATTGATTTATTTCATCAGATATTTTTTTCACCTGTTCAACAAGTCTCTCATTTTCAATGGCGCATATTGCTGTTTCCAATTTCATGCTTTCCAGCTTTCCTCTTGCAGTTTTTAATTGAATAGTTATCGTTACAATGTATGTCAATATCATTGAAGCAAAAATCAAACCAACCCTTCCACTTATCAATGCCAATGCTTTCCTTGGCAAGGCTAAAATAAATACTTTCAATGCGTTTAACATAGTCTATCGTCTCTTTCTTCGATACGCATGGCTCTGTTTCGTGCCAGTAAATTCTGTTTCCACATTTGCGCTGGTCACTCAATATGTTACCTATTCCGCGATTATAAGCAGCCTGCGCCCATCTGCGTCTGTCCCATTCCGGCCTGTTTGCCCTGAACACTGAACGCAACCTGCTCATGTAAAATGCCGATGCGTAAATTGACTTCTCAGCGTCAAACGGGTCACATTCAAAGCCTGCAAGTGTAAAGATTTCCTTACACGTTTCCGGCATAAATTGAGCAATGCCTGCTGCACCTGCATGACTAACAGCATTTGGGTTTAGCAACGATTCCTGATATAGCTGTGCTTTTAGCCAATGCCAATGCCAAGGAAGCCAGACTGTGCTGGCTTCCTGAATCGTTACATCAAAATCCTTTTTTATGCGTCTGTCATCAGCCAGCAAAACTGGCTGCAATAATAATGCTAACGCCAATAATAATGCTCGCATAAATAATTACTCGTTCGCTGTTGTTAAGACCTTGCATTAGCGTTGTCAAGCTAACGTATTCTCCAGAACGTGACCAGTATCTATCAAGCATTGTAATTGACCAGCGCAAGATTAAAATTCCGATAACTGCATGAAAAAAAGGCCACGCCATTTCCAAACCAAACAAATTAACAGCAGCAAACGCACCAGCAATGAAAGCAATTTGACGCCAGTATGCTGCTAAAAATGATTTCAGTTTTCCCATCTTTCGACCTCTTTGATAATTCTGTACACCATGCGTTGAGATAACCCGTAAATTTTAGCTATTTCATGCGTATTTTCGCCCATCATGTAAAGTGAATATATGGACTTGTCACGCTGGTTCAGCTTACCACGTTTTCCAAAATACAGCTTTCGTCCATGCAATTTAACTGAAAGCTCAGAAACAAGCTCTGAAAAAATCTTTTCACAAAGGCTGTCACTCACGCCATAACGTGATAATATCCTCTTGATACTTTTCCGTATCTCACGTTCAAGAATGGTATAATGGTTGTCCATAATTGGATTATAGCATGAATGAATTTGATTTAATTCCTTCACTTGGGAAGTCAAGAATCCTTGCTTATGAGGATATTGACGGGTTTATTGTTGTTCAAAAGTTTACTGACTTAATACAATTTATAAAATGGTGCGAAAATTCAAATTATTCACCGCATAAGCTTACACGTCAACTGCTTGATTTTGGCTGCAAGCATGTTGCATTGATTAGTGAAGAAAACATTGGAGAATACTATCAGAATAGGGTAGTTCCGCATACAGAAAACCGATTTTACTATACGATAAAAACGGCTCTCATAGAGAATAATTTTTTCTCTATCGATTGACTTTCTTGTGTCCAAGATATTTTGGGTACTTTATTTTTTGTTCAGCATCAGCTTCTGTCATAATCAAATACCGGCTCGACAATCCATCGTTG